CTTCCTCGGCGATCTGCTTCGCCGGGGCGTTGCGGGCGCGCAGGCCCTCGATCCACGACTCGCGGTTACTAGGGCGCCGGGTGGTGGCGAGGTGGTCAAGCTCGACGGCCTTGATCAGAACGCGCTCCACCTCGTCATTGTCGTTGACCATGAACTCCACGTCGGTGAACCAGCCGCCGATGCTGGTGCCGATCGGGCTGCCAGCGCGGCCCACCGCGCGCAGCAGCTGCTCGCTCTTGGCGTGGTCGGGGTACAGGCCCACGGTCACGCGCAGGTGGTAGCCGTCCTCGGCGCGCCCGCTGGCGCCACCGTGCAGCACGCGGCCCTGCACCACCTCGGCGTCCACCGTGCGGCCCATCACGTCGTCCCACTCGGCCTCGCGGTGGCTGGGCGTGTAGGCGACGCCGGCCTTCATCTGGTCGGCCATGCCACGCAGGGCCTCCAGCGTCATTTCCGTCCCGTGGTGGTCCACGCCGGTGCTGCTGGCGGTGACCTGCAGCATACGCATCCCGTCGGGGGCGCTGGTGCTGTGGTCGCCGTGCTCGGCGCGCCCCGCAGCGCCATCCGGCTGCGCGGCCTCGCGGTCGGTGGTGGGCGCGGGCTCGGGCGCGGGCTCGGCGGCGGGCTGCAGCGTGCCGGTCATCAGGTCGGCGCAGGGCAGTCGGCAGTCGCGGGCGGCGAACACGCGCAGCCCATCACGCTCGCCAGCAGGCTGCAGGTGCAGGTGCTCGGGGCTCGGGGTGGCCATGGTGGCTCCGTTGTCGGGGTTGCGCCTGCGCAGCGTCCTCCTGGGGACTACCGCAGGCAGGTTCAGATCGTCAAGCGTCAGGGCCACCAGGGGCCAGCGCGGACAGGCGCACCGCCTGCCCACCATCCACCTCGGTGCGGGTCCAGAACACCAGCACGCAGCGGCACCTGCCCACGCACAGGGTGTCCTCGCCTGGGCGGATCCCGATCTCGGCCAGCGTGCGGATCGGCTGCGCGCCCTGCTCGATGCAGGTGTCGCAGCTGCGGCCGCCAGCGTTGACCCACTCGGCCATCCATTCGGCCGGGCGCCCGTCTGGCCCAGGCGTCACGGTGCTGTTCAGCGCCTCCACCAGCTGGGCGTTCGCCAGCCCCACCAGCCTGCCGCTCCAGTTATCGATCCGCACCGCCTGCGCGCCCAGCTCGGCGGCCAGCGTCTGCGTGGTGCGGCGCGGCCCATCCTCGGGGTCCAGATCGTCGATCCGATCGCGCGTGCCCAGCGTGGCGGCGCTGACCAGCCTGCGCACCTGCGCCTGCAGCGTCCCCACCAGCCCGCTGGGCTGCGTCAGGTACGCCATGGCCTGCCCATGGTAGGCGTCCGCGCCTGCGCGCCAGCGCACGTCCACGGGCTGGCCTGTGATGGTGTCGGCGCTGTCCACAGCCAGCTGGGCGGCGCGCTGGTAGAACGGGCGGGTGCGCACACTCCAGTCGCCGGCCAGCTGGTCCAGGCGGTCCAGCATCTGCACCTGCGCGCGCTGCGCCTCGGCCGGGTCAAGCACGCGGTCGCCACCGTAGGCGCGCAGCAGGATCGCCTGCAGCTCCACGCTGGCGTCGCGGTACAGGCCCGTCACCGCGCGCCCGTAGTCCTCCACCACCTCGGCCAGCGCCTGCAGGTCGATGGTGCGGTAGCCGTCGAACCTGTCTGCGTCGGGCCAGTCGCTGGGCAGCCAGCTGGCAGCGCGGCCGTACAGCCGCTCCAGGGCCATGGCCAGCTCGGCGGGTGCTGGGGCGTGGTCGTGGGTGCAGCTGTGGGGGTGTGCTGGCTGCCCCTCGCGCTTGATGCCTGCCTCCTCGTCCGCAGCATCGAGCTGGCCGACCAGCTTGCCACTCCAGGGCACAGCGGGGTCACCGCCCCACAGCGCCCAGGCCACGCGCCCCGCGCTGGGGTAGCCTTCCTCACCTGGGCGGAAGCCCTCGGCCTCCTTGTCCACGGCGTGCCGGGCCAGCCACGCGCGCATCCGGCGTACCTTGTCCGGGCTGATGTCAGCACCGTTGGCCATGCGTCGCGCCCAGGCCACCGTCGCCGGTCGCAGCCCGTCGCCGCTGTGGCCCTCCTCGTGCCACTCCAGACCCTTGCGCAGCTCGGCCACCACGCCCTTCGGTGGCGTGAAGTCGATGTGGCCGTAACGCTCGGCCACGCGCTGCTCGCCGCACAGCTGCTCGCACAGGCTGGCAGCGATCGCCACCGCCTGCCGCTGCGGGTAGCCCTCGGCCACCAGCTCGGGCACCTTGCGGGCCACGCAGTCGCTGGTGGCCTCGCCGGGCTGCCTGCAGGCTGGGCTGCGCTGTGCAGCCTCCAGCCTGTCGATGGTGGGCGGCTCCTGCCCGAATGCCTCGTAGATGGCGCGCACGCGCTGGTAGACAGCGCGCTGGTCGCTCAGGCTGACGCCCTCCAGCGACTCATGCTTACCGGTGCGCTGTAGGGCGCCCACCACCGCAGCAGCGCCACGGAACACCAGCTGCAGCTCGCCGTCTACCATGCGCGCGACCGGGAACCTGTAGCCACTTGGCTGCCCTGCGCGCTGCGGGTCGCGCCACAGGTGGGCGCGGGCGTACCGCTGCCAGCTGGGCGGGTCGCCCAGCACCTCGGCCTGCGCTCCCGCTTCCCAGCCCCAGGCGGTGTCCAGCGGGGCGCGTGGCAGGTCGGGCACGCGGGCCACCACCGCGCGCGCCTGCTCCCCCTTGGTGCTGTGCGGGTGCTGGCTGGGCAGCAGGTCGGTGTCGTAGGGCGCCCGCTTGAACTCGTCCGTCAGCAGGGCGTGCAGCCAGCCGTTCACGCGGGCGACGGCCCACTGATGCGCGCTGGTGACCACCGGGCGCACCGACTCGGGGTTCGTGTTGTACGCGCCGATCCCACGATCGTAGACCACGGCCAGCGTGCGGGCGGTGGTGCGGCGCCACTCGGCCAGCCCCCGTTCCTCGACGGTGGCGTTGTGCGTGCTGGCCTTGTCGCGCAGCAGCTGCTGGGTCTTGTCGCTCAGGTCGGCCAGCGCCAGCTCCACGGCGCCCTGCTGGTCACCTGCAGATCCCCCGCTGGGCGGCTGCCCACCGTCAACGCCACCACCACCTGCAGGCGGTGCGCCCTGCACCACCTGCGTCAGCGGTCGCGGCCCCTCGTTGGTATCCATCACGGGCACGTCGCCACCGTCCACGGGCAGCAGCCCCAGCGTGGTGCGTGCCTCGTTGACCGTGATGATCCCCCTGCGCACCTGGGAGTCCTGCGCACGGGCCAGCGCCAGCCGCTGCTCCGGGGTCAGGGGCTGCGCCCGATCGAAGGCGAACGCACAATCGGCGGCGTCTGCGCCCAGCAGCAGCGGGAGCACCTGGGTGTTGATGCGGGCCTGCAGCAGCTCCAAGATCGGAGCGATCAGGTGGCTGCTGCTCACGTCCACCTGCACTTCGGCCAGCGCCCTGGGCGTGCTGTCGCCCACGCCCAGCTCCACGGGCATGACACCGAACACGCGCCAGATCGCACGGCGCATCTGGTCCACCACCTCCAGCAGCTGCACGTCCTTCACGCTGTGGCGCAGCTCCAGCCACTCGGCCTTGATGCCACCGGGCTGCGGGCTGCTGATGACGCGCACGCGCTGGTCCTTGCCGCGCATCTGCTGCAGGTCGGCGCGCGCCCGCTCCGCAGCCGCACCTGCCACGCCACCGATGACCAGCAGGCCGGGCGGGATCTCGTCGGCGTCCAGGGCCAGCATGGCGTGCTCGCTGGCCAGCAGCACGGTGATGCACTCGTTGACCAGCGTGTCCAGCAGCGGCACGCCCAGGGGCTCCCGGTTGTTACGGAACAGGCTGAAATAGACCAGCCGTTCGGGTGGCACCGTGACGGTGCCCAGCGTGGTGCCCGTCGGGTAGGCGGCGCCGTCCTCCTTCTCCTGCCTGTAGCCCTGCAGCACGTTCTTCTCGTCGTACACAGGGAACCACTCGGAGCCCAGCCAGGGCACCAGCTCCAGCAGCTCGCCGCGCTCGATGTTCAGCTCCAGCACACCAGCGTCGTAGACCAGCAGGTCGATGGCAGTGCGGGTCAGCACCTCCTGCCATGTCTCGCCGTTCACGTTCGGGCGCTGCAGCCACGCGGTGGCCTCGGCGCACCGCTTGGCAAGGTGGTCGTACCGGGCGCGGTCGCGCGGGTCCACTGTGGGGCGCACCGTCCAGTCCCAGGTGGCGATCCGTCGGGTGATGCTGTCCACGCAGGCGCGCACGTCGGGCGTGGTGCGGTACAGGCGCCACAGCTGCGCGGGCATCAGATTGCGCTCGCTGGTGTAGAAGCTCGCGCTGGTGGGGAAGTCCAGGTGGGTGGGCTGGCCGAAGCCCAGCCGCTCCCGCGCGCCCTCCACCTGCCTGGGTGCGCCGGTCAGCCAGCTGCCTGCGCGCGGGGTTGCGCGCCCGATGCGGACGGTGGTAGGCGCCAGCAGGCGCAGGGGCTGGTCGGGCACAGGGCACCTCCTGCGCGCAGGCTATCACCTGTGCCCAGGCTCGTCCGCTACCGCGTGCCAGCCTGCTGCACCGCCTGCAGGCCACCGCGCGCGGTGCCCTCCACGTCGATGCCCAGGTGGCTGGTGGTGTCAGCCGACCAGTCCGTACCGCAGTGCGGGCAGCAGCCGGTGCTGGTCACAGATCATCCACCGCCTGCTGCGCCCGCTTGGCCTTGGCCTGCTCGATTTGTGCGGCCACGGCGCGATCCTGCATCATCACGGTGATGGCGTAGCTGTATCTATTGTGGCTCAGGCTGGCCACGGTGTCCCCGTCCTGCCACAGCCTGTCCAGGCGGTAGCCGCCGTCACGGCCAGCGCCCCAGGCAGCGGTCAGGGCGGCTTGCAGCTGAGCCAGCTGCTGGGAGCCCTTGGCCTGCAGCATGACGCCATGGAACAGGCCCTCGTCGGCCATGTAGTGCGCCCGCACAGGCACGCTCGCGACGGTGGTGTTGCAGCTCCAGCGGACGCCGGGCTCGGGGTTGGCTGCGCAATCGGGCAGCGGCTGCTGGTCCAGCACGGCGACGTCGCCGAACTGCAGGCCACGGAAGCCCTCGGCCAGCTTGCCGGCCTGGGCGGTGTCGCTGGCCAGCAGGGCCAGCAGGATGGTGGTGAGGCGCACGGTGCCCTCCGGGGTGTGTGTGCGGGCTGGTGTAGGCGGCGGCGCGGCGCGGCGCACAGCTACCGCGCCACCACGTTGCGCAGGGCGCCCACCAGCCTGCCCAGGCTGCTGCTGGGCTGCTGCCCTGTGGCGCTGGGCTGTGCCACGCCCAGCAGCGGCGCCAGCACCTGGGCGATGATGCGCCCTGTGCGGGCCTCGGCCTCCTGCTGGCCAGCTGCGTGCGCCTGCTCCAGCGCGCGCAGCAGGGCCTGCTGCTGGCTCGGGCTGGCGCTGGCCACCAGCTGGGCCAGCTGCGGGTCGGTGGTGGCTTCGGCCAGCCGCAGCACGGCGGGCAGGTTGTCAGGCATGGTAGCTCCCCTGCATGGCCAGCAGCTCCTGCGCTACGCGGCTGTAAGCGTCGCTGAACCTGTAATGGTCAGCGGCGCGGTTGCTGTCCCACCTGTAGCCGTCGCCGCGCTCGGTGCGCACGCGCTGGGGCGCCTCCATCTGGCGCTGCCAGCCGCGCACCGCCCACACGTCCTCGGGCCATGTGCGCAGGGGCGGGTCGGTGCGGATCGCTGCCAGCGTGGCATCCAGCAGCTGGGTGCGGTCCACCTTGACGACGTGTCGTCGCCAGTCCAGCTTCATGCCGAAGTCGCGATCGCTGACGCGGGGCGTGGCATGGAACTCGCACAGCCACACGTCGCAGCGGCCTGTGGAGATCCCTTTGTCGCGCAGCTCCTGGGACTTGCGTGCCTCGGGCCGGGCGTCCACCACAGCACAATCCACGCTGTAGCGCACCAGCACGTCCCAGGCGGCCTCAAAGCTGGCCACCTCGCCGGACCACACGCCCACGCGGCGCTGCAGCTCGGTGTCGGGGTCGCGCTCGATGCGGCACACGTCCACGTTGAGCACGGTGCCCACGTCAATGCCCGCCACCACGCGCACGTCACGCAGGCGCGCACTGCCTGCGTGGTCCAGGGGCGCGCCACACGCTGCGCGCTGCAGCAGCTCGGCGGTCACGGCGTGGCCCTCGGGCTGGTAGGGCACGCCCAGGACGCTGGCGTAGAACGCGGTCAGCTTGTCGGGGTGGCCCTGCGCCTCCAGCCACTCATGGAACAGCTCGCGCAGGTTCTGTGACAGCACGTCCATGCGTGACAGGTGGTAGCCCCTGCGTGGCTTGCTGGGGCGCTCGGCCACCCACAGGCCCCCCTCGGCCACGCGGTGGAACGGCTCGCCGCAGCGCCTGCAGATGGGTCGCACGACGCCCTGCTGTGCGTGTGCACGGTCGCGCAGCTGCCACCGCCCAGCGGCGTCACGCTCCACCACCTGCTGGAACCAGTCGATCGGCTGGCGCTCGCCGCAGCGGTCGCACCTGTGATGCCACCTGCGCCCGTCACTGGCGTCGAACAGCGCGGCGATGCCCTGCCCTGGGATGGTGGGGTTGCTGATGCGGAATAGCTGCGGGTGATCGCTGGCGCGCAGGCGGTCGCGCGCGAAGGCGAGGTTCTGCTGGTCGCAGCGGTCGTACTCGTCTACCACCAGCACGTCGGCGCTGAACTCGATGAAGTCGTTGACCGCGTTGGAGCCCAGCCACAGGAGAGCCCCCTTGCCGAACCGCTTTTGGCGCAGGCTGCCAGGGTCGTCCGCTGGCACCTTCGCGGTGTAGGCTGGCACGTCCTCCAGCAGCGGCACCACGCGGCGCCGCACGAACCGGTCGCGCAGCTGGTAGCTGGGCAGCACGTAGCCGCAGATCCGGCCAGCCCACCCAGCGCGTTCCAGCACCATCTGGATCAGCAGCTCGCTCCAACCCACCTGCACGCACTTCATGGCGTCGAAGCCGTCGATGTGCGGGGCGTCGTGGTACAGCTCGACGAGGTAGGGCCTGTCCACGAACGACATAGGCTGCCCGCGCGTGTTGCGGTGGTGCAGCAGCGCTAGCGACAGCAGCGGGTGCTGGTCGGCCAGCGCCTGCACCATCGGCGTGGTGGGGGCAGCCTGCCCCTGCAACGGGTCACGCTTCACAGCACCTTCCCTCGCTTGCCGCCCAGCAGCGGGCGCGCCGGCCTGCCTGGGTGCACGGGCCGGCGGTTCATGGTCAGGAATTCCCGCTGCTGGCGGCTGAACGTGCGGCGGTGCCCCCGCTTGCACCACGTCAGCTCCTGGGCGTGCCAGCCCTGGGCCAGCAAATCGGTCAGCGGCTCGGCCTCGCTGATGGCGACGGTGGCACCAGCTGCTGCCCAGGCCAGCGCCACCTGCACCACCTGCGCGCGTGGCAGGTGGTGAGCGTAGGGGCTGGTCCCCAGGTAGGGCGGATCCATGTAGACCACCGCCCCAGCTGGCACAGGGCCAGCGGGCGGCCCCACAGCCGGCACCACCGTGGCAGGGCCGACGCGGGGGGTGGCTGCCAGCCTGTCGGCCAGCCGCAGCGCGGGCGTGCAGAAGCTGGCGCCGCCGAATGTGCTGCCACCGTCACCCGTGTTCTGCCACGTCTTCGGGCAGATGTGGATCAGCCGGTTGGACGTGGCCACCCTGCACCAGCGTGCCAGCTCCACAGCTGTGGGCGGGTCGGCCTGCAGCGGACCCTGCTCACGCAGTCGCGCCCACAGGGCGCGGGGCTCCTCGGTGGCCCAGGCCCGCACCTGGGCCGCAGCGCCAGCAGCCAGATCGGGCTGCGCATAGCTGTGCAGCAGGAGCTGAGCGCCCAGGTCGGCCTCGGCCCACAGGTAGCGCAGGGCGCGCTGCCCTGGGCGCAGGCCCAGGACGCGCAGGATTGCGTCGGCATAGCCTGCCTTTGAGCCCTGCCTGCTGATGGGTGGCTTGCCCTGCTGGTAGTGCAGGCGCACGCTGACCGCAGCGGTGCCGGCGCACAGCTCCACGAACAGGGGCACCGGGTGCTCGTAGGGCAGCGCAGGCTGCGGCGGTGTCACCTCAGCCCACCGGGGTGCTGGCTGGGCGCGGCGGGCTGCTCACCAGCGTGATGGTCTGGTAATGGTGGCCCTCGCCCGTCTCCCAGGTTCGCACGCGCAGGCCCACGCGGTGCAGCTCCACGCAGCCGGCCAGCGACTGCCGGGCCACGTCCAGCAGCTGCTCCAGCGTGCGGCGGTCGAGGACCATGCGCACGTCGCGCGGGTCCAGCGGGCCGCCGATGGTGTGCTCATGCACCAGCATGTCGCGCAGGCCAGCAGGCGCACCGCTCGGGCCGTGCTCCACGCTGGTGCTGCCGGGTAGCCACAGCCCGTCATCCATCGGTGCCTCCTGCTGGCGTCACGTCCACCACCTCCACCGGGCGGGGCATCGCGCCCATGATTACGTTGAGCTCGCGCAACTCCTCCTGCATGGCGGCCAGCATGGCGGTGCCCCCCTCGGCGCGGGCGTCGCGCATACGTGCGGATTCCACGACGACAGTGTGCTGGTGCTGGTGCGTCTGCTGCACGGCCACCTGCTCGGTGGGCAGGCCCGTCAGCAGGGCACGCGCCTTCAGCAGCTGCGGAATGTCGGACAGCTTGACTTCCAGCTCGCCGCTCTGCACCTTGCGCGCGATCAGGCCCAGGCAGGCGTCGATCAGCATGATCTGGCGCTTCACGTCCTTGACTGCGAGGTGCTCGCGCAGGATCTCGTCGCGCAGGTTGCGCAGGTGGCGCGATGCGTCCAGCTGCTCCAGCTCGTTGTCGGACAGCACGGCCGCAGCGGGCGGTGGCTGCCCCTGTGGCGCCTGCTGGGCGCCTGCCGGGGTGGCAGGTGCCCCAGCCGGCTGCGCGGCGCCCTCGTCCGCCACAGGCGGCCCAGCGGGCTGCCCTTGCCGCTGGGCCAGCACCGCGTGCCGCACAGCTGCCAGCCCAGCCCGCTGCAGTACTACGTCCAGCGCCACGCGCAGGCCAGCCGCCTCACCCGTGCCCAGCTGCAGGTCCATCAGCTGGCGATAGGCGCCCAGGGCCTTCCACTCAGCGTCGGGGACCAGCGCCATGCGCCTCGACCATGCGTGCTTCTTGTTCCAGTAGCGCACTGTCGAATCACGGATCCCCAGCGCCTTCGCCAGCAGGCGCTTCGACCGGCTAGCCGGGGCCATCATGCACCACAGCAGGAAGGCGCCATAGCCCACGTCCTTCTCGCTGCTGCGCGGCTGCAGCGGTTCGGGCAGGCTGGCGAACGGTGCGCGCGCACCTGTCACGTCAGGCTGCGGCGCCTTGGGCTTCTTGGGCGTGGCCATGCCTGGACTGTATCAGGTGCGCAGCAGGTGCGCAGCAGGTGCGCAGCAGGTGCGCAGCAGGTGCGCAGCAGGTGCGCAGCTACCACCAGCGGTCAAGCAGCGTGTAGCTGAACGTCGCGCGCCCGCTGTGCTCCACCTGTGCGTGCGCCAGCTGCATCATGCGGCTAAAGCCTGCCTCGCTTGCGTGCACCTGACAGCCAGCCGACCAGCGTCCGACCTGCTCGCTGATACCACCTGGGCGGCGCGTGGCTGCGTGCAGGTTGATGCCGAAGGTGCCGGTCACGATCGTGCTGGGGTCCAGGTCCAGCGTGCGGTCGCGGGTGGCGTCACGGTAGACGCGCACCGGGGCGCGCTGGCGCAGGGCCTCGTAGCTGCCACGGTGCAGGCCCAGCTCCCAGCTGTCCAGGTACTGTCCAGCCACCAGCACGGCGGTGCCAGCTGCGCGCCCAGGCTGCTCCAGCCATTCCACGCCGGGGTCGGTGGTGCCGGGCCACCACTCGCACCGCCACAGCCCGTCGCCCTCGGTCCAGCAGGCACCCAGGGCGTCATCGAACAGGCCGGCGCTGCGCGTTGGGTTGCGCACGCCGAACAGCCACAGGCGCCACGGGTCGCCCCACAGCTCCAGGCCCAGGGCCTGCGCATGGGCCAGCACAGGGGGCAGGGGCTGCGGCGGCGCCACCGCAGGGGCCTGGGTGCCTGCCTGCGCCAGCGCAGCCTGCAGGGCGGCCTGCGTCGCTGGGCCTGGGATGCCGTCTGCTGTCAGGCCCTGGTCACGCTGGAACGCTGCGCACGCCCTGCGCGCACCACCGCCCCACACGCCGTCCACGCCGTTGGGGTCGTACCCCAGGTCCAGCAGCGCCTGCTGCACAGCACGAACGTTCATGCCACACCTCCGCACGCTGCAGCGTGCCACGCGGCTGGCGGCGTGTCCAGCGGGCAGCCCCCCGCGTGGTAGGCTTCCAGCATGGACGATGCAATGACCACGCAGCTGCTGGCGCTGGACGAGGCGCTGTGGGCAGCCCTGGGCGCAGGCGAGGGCCTGCCTGTGGCGCTGGTGGCTGACAGCCTGCTGGGCTGCGCAGCCGCTGCCTGCCTGTCCGCTGGCCTGACGGAGCAGCAGGCGGTGGACAGCCTGCTGCGCGCACTGCGCCAGCTGCAGGGCACCACCACGCTGCAGGGCGTGGCAGTGCTGCCTGGGGCGGCTGCCGAGGCTTAGGCGTCCAGCTGCGGCTTAGGCGTCCAGCTGCGCCGCAGCGTGCAGGGCCTGCTGCAGCAGCGCCTGCCACCGATCGGCGCCGGGCAGCTGGCGCGCGTGCGCGTAGCGGGCAGCGCCCACCAGCACGCCAGCCAGCACCTGCTCGGGCTGCAGGCCCTGGGCCTCGGCCAGCTGTGCCACGCCCACCACTTGGTCGCCCAGGTCGGGCGCCCCGCTCAGGTGGTGGTCCAGGCCAGCGTGCGCGGCCAGCTGGGCCTGCCTGCGCAGCTCGGCCACGTTGGCAGCCGGTCGTGAACCCTCGCCGTGGTGCAGCTCCAGGCTGGGCTGCAGGCCACCGCTGGGCGTGCCGCTGGCCTGTGCGCGCAGCAGGGCCGCACGCAGCTGCTTCTGCAGCTCGGTGGGCGTATTGCTGGGCTGGGCCAGCCGCTCGGCCATGCTGCGCAGGCGCTGCTCCAGTTCCTCGGCGTCGTGCGCCTGCTCACGCTGCTGGTGGCTGAGCGCGCTGGCTGCGCTGGCCACGTCCTGCAGCCCCTGCAGCATGGCGCCCAGGGCCTGCAGTGTGGCCTGGGCCTGGGCCAGCTTGTCGTCCTCGGCGCTCATGGCAGGTCCACGCTGTCGCGCAGCACCTGCAGGCGGTGCGGTCCCACGTCCACCACGCACCATCCCAGCTCGGGCACCTCAGCCACGGCGATCGTGCCCACGCCCTGTAGCACGTGCCAGCGCGTGCGCTGCATGGTCCACCACGTGTCGGGGTTGTCGGGGTCGCCCTGGGCGTTGGGGGCCAGCGGGAACCAGCAGCTGCACTCCACGCGCACCTGCCTGCCCCGCAGCTGGGGCGGGATGCTGGGCTCGTCGGGCAGCTCCAGCCAGTCGGGGCTCAGGCTGGGGTCGAAGATGGTGACGTGCTCGCCCTCGCTAGTGCCTGGGCGTGTGTGGCTGGTGGCGCTGCCTGCGCGGCGTTGGGTCCAGATCGTGTCTGCCATAGTGTGCTCCTGTGTGGCGTGTGGCGGTGCTGTGTAGGCACCACCATCGGCAGGCGCACTATCGCAGGCCAGCCCGCTGCAGTGCCAGCTGGAGATCGGCGCTGTCACGGATGGTGTTGACTGCATGCGCGGTGAAGGCGCCCCTGCTGGGCACGTAGTCGTTCACCAGCAGCCTGCGCGCATGCGGGAGGCCCATGATGAGCCGGTGGTAGCGCAGATCCGTGAGCTGGTGCTCCGTCCACTCACGCAGCGCCTCGGGGCGTGCCGTCGTCAGCACCACGTGCACCGTCCCACGGTCGAACAGCGCGTTCAGTGCTGCGATGTTGCCCGTGTGTGGCTGTGTGTCCTGCCAGCGTGGCGTAAAAGTGCGGTGGCCGCACGTGGTCAGCACGCCGTCGATGTCCACGAACAGCGTGCACCAGCGTGAGCACCACTGCATCCAGGCCTCACGCGTGTTCCAATCCGCGTAGCCCTCGACCTCGGCCCAGGCGCAGGGCTCACCAGCGGCGACCATCCTACTCAGCACGGTGCTCAGGCGCCGTGCCTGCGGGCTGTACCCCAGGAACTGCTCCGCGCTGCGGAACGTGTATGCGCCAGCCAGGAAAAGCGGCGACAGCACGTCATCTTCCTCAAGGGCGCGTACATGCTCACCGCTCACTGCGATGAAGCCCTTGCCAGCTGCTGCCACTGCCCCGCAGGTGCGCAGATCCGCAACGGCCACGGAGGTGACTGTGGGCAGCGCATGGCGGAAGCCACTGTCGCAGTCACGGGCGGTGAAGGTGCCCTGCACGGCACATCGCTGCAGGGCCTCGCACACTGTGCTCACATGGCTGTCCGTGTTACCGACTGGCACGCACTCCACGTCATACCCGTAGTGTGCGAACTCGGCAGCGACGGCATCCATTGGGAACCGTTCAAGATGCTCGTCGCGCAGTGCGACGATAATCCTGTCGTAGCCGGACAAACCATCCAACGCGGCCACGGCCATCAGCTTGCCGGTCGGGTGCGTCAATGTCCACTTCGGGCGCATGTTTGGGAATCGCGTGCTGGTGCCAGCACAGGTCAAGATCAGGGTGTGCATTCTGCCTCCGCGTGCATGCATGTCCTCGTCGCCCATGCGCGCCGCTTGCTGCCTGCATTGGTGTAGGGCATCACGCGCAGCACGTGCCACAGCGTGAGGATCGGCACCCACGGCCACCACGCTTCACGCTGCCACGTGCTGCACCACGCAGCGTCGGCTGCCTGGGCTGCGTCGGCCTGTGCTGTGCCCATCAGCGGCCCTGTGTGCTGCTGGTGGCGCGCCGTCGCCCATGCGCTGCAGTGCGGCTTCTGCACGGCCCAGCACAGCAGCACGGGCTGCGTCGGCTGGCACTGTGCGGCGCTCCATGCACGCCAGCACGTAGCCCTCAGCCTCGGCCAGCCACGAGTCATCACCCTGCTGCAGCGGATGCAGCGCGTCGTGGATGCGCTCCATCGAGAACGCGAAGCGGCCACCCGACCACGTGCTGCTGCCGACTACTGGAGCCGTGAATGGCAGGCCCTGCTGTTGATGCTGCCGTTGCCGCTGGCAAGCTGCCCACAGGCGTGCGCTCTGCTCACCCGAGCGCGCTCGTTTGGTCACGCTTTGCTGCGCGAAAGTGAGTTCCGTGCCGCTGTTCCCGCTAATCATCTGTACCCGTTCGCCTTGTCCAGCACGCGCTGCAGCTCGGCCCAGTCAAACACATTACGCATCGGGCGCTTGAATGCGATCTCCGGGAATGGGCTGCTGGCCTTCTTCTTGCGCCTGCAGAGGTGTGCATATCGCCGCGTGAGGTATGCGACCGAGGCCTCCTCAGCCTGCGCCCGTGCGTCATGCGTGTGGTCGGACTGCATGCCACCCTCCAGGCGGTAGCTGGCAGCAGCGCGCACGCCCAGCCCAGGCGCACGCACCACAGCGCCGTCACGGATCCAGTACAGCAGCGTCCGCTCGTAGTCGGTCTTCGACGCCTGGGTCACACGCAGGGCGGGGTCACCGCTGGCAGTGAACCCGAAGGCGTGCGCCACGACCAGCTTCAGCGTGCGTGTGTATTGGTCATCGAAGAAGTATGCATTGTCGTGCGGAGCTACGCCCCACAGCAGATTCTCAGCGGCGGCGAACCCTGCTGTGATGGCAGCCTCCAGGCTACGTGGCTCGCTGCGCTTGTTCTGACCACGCTGCCCAGCGATCAAACGGACGTCGTCCTCCATGACGAATACACGTGTACCGGCTGCGAAAGCATCGTGTATGGCGTTGAACTTGTCCGTGGCGTTGCGCGTTTCATTGCACACGTGCACGGTGCAGCCATTCGTGGCGCCGCTGGCTGCATACTCGTCAGCATCCCGTTCGTCGCTCAGGAACAGGTGCACCTCGGCACGCACGTCGCTCGCCCGCAGCTGTGCTAATGCGTACTGCAGGATCGTGGTGGGGCGCCTGTGGCTCGGTATGGCGATGACGTAGCTCACAGCGCGCCACGCTGCTTCGCTTTGGCCAGCTCGTTCTCCGGGGAGCCGCAGCCACGGATCCCGTCACGGTAGTACAGCACCAGCGACGTGCGCCACCAGTCCTCGTTCTGCTCGCCCACCTGCTCGCTGGGGGGGACGTTGCCGTGCCACACAAGAGGGTTGAACAGCAGCACGTCGCCATCACGCAGGCGCATGGCGATCCTGTACTCGGGCACGACCAGCTCAAAGCCGTCGAAGCTGCCTTGCTCAAACGCGCACAGGATGCCCATCCCTTCCTTCAAGTCGCCGCCGTCCTGGTGGTAGGCAGCGGCTACCGTGTTGTTCACGGTGATCGTGGTGAACGGCGTGCCGGGGATGACCCAGGCGGGATGCGTTTTATCGACCACGCGACGCTGCGTGGCATACCGCACGGGGGCGGCCTGTTCGTACACAGCAGCGCACTCCCGCATCAGCGGCTGTAGTGCCAGCCATTCCTCCGGGTATTGCCTAGTGAACGCGGTGGCCCGGCAGAACGGATGGCGCCCACCCTGCGGCTCGTAGTATCCGGCGATCGTGCTTGCCACTTCCACGCGGTTCCCGTCAGCATCCAGCGCCCGGTTCGACTTGCTGACGGTGCCGTCAGCCTTGACCATCGCCTTGTTCCCGCCCTGGG